GGAAGAGTAACACGAAGCCAAGTGTGAAGCATATAATCACCGGCACGCGAAATAGAAACCGACCACTCTTGGCCGAAACCGGGAGAACCGGCAGAGCGAGAAAGAACTACCGGTACCTGAGTAAACCAAGTAGCCTTTCGCGTTTCGCGAACGAAATAAGCGGTGGCATCGGGACCACCATAGAGGTACTTTTCAATTTCGTCAAAAGTTGCAAGATCAATAAACCCAGAAGTTACATTTGACGTAGAGATGGAAGACATTATTTATAATAGAGCAAGATAATTTTTCATTTTTTTAACAAAATATATACTTTAAATATTAAAATGAAATGAAAAATGCGAGCTTAAATGAGTCTACAGAAAGAATAAAGTCTATGTCCGAACTAGATATTTTGAGTATAGATACCAATATACGCAAGAATTTTGAGGATGAGATCTTAAAACTTCCAGATCACGAGGAGAAGTTACAAGAAATAGAAGAATCGTTGAAAAATGAAAATCTTCGTCGTAGGATACGACTCAGTCTAGAAAAGGCTCGTAGTGAGTTACTAGAATATATTGATGATTTGAAAACACAAAGAAACTATCATTTCTATATTATGGAAACTGTTACATATATAGAACAATATAAAGAAATTCTAAAAACACCAGTAAAGGTCAGTTTCATGGGAAAACTTGTTAAAAAGGACAAAGAAAAGAACAACATAATTGAACTTTACTTAGAATCAGCGACAAAGTATGTTAATCTAGAATTTGAGAATGATAAATTACAACAAGTTACGTGCCCTAACTGTTCTAATAAAAAAGATTTTGATGTGATAGAAAATAATACCTATATATGTACAAAATGTTATGCTCGACAAACAGTGATGAAACACAATTCTTCTTACACAGATATTGATAGAGTTAATATTTCAAGTAAATATACTTACGATAGAAAGGTTCACTTTCGAGATTGTATAAATCAATATCAAGGTAAACAGAATAGCACTATTCATCAAAAAATATACGATGATTTAGAAATACAGTTTGCTAGACATCATCTTCTGAATGAGGGCGAGGGAATTTCTAAAGAAGTTAAATTTGCGAATGTAACAAAGAATCATGTTCTTATTTTTCTTAAGGAACTAGGTTACTCAAAACATTACGAAAATGTACATCTAATACATTATAATTTTACTGAAATTAAACCAGATGACATATCTTATTTGGAAGAGCAACTTCTTGACGACTTTGATGTACTTACAGATTTGTATGATAAAAAATATAAATATATTGAAAGAAAGAATTTTATTAATACTCAGTATGTTCTATTTCAATTACTTCGCAGGCACAAACATCCGTGCAAGAAAGAGGAATTTATTATACTTAAAACAATAGATAGAAAATTCTTTCATGATGAAATATGTAAAGACTTGTTTGAAGAGCTTGGTTGGAATCACAGTCCTTTTTACTAAAAAAAGGATGATTTAAGAAATTTGTTTCTGAATATAAATAAACAATGTCATCTGGTATTAGATTCAGAGTTCATAACAACGAATATTATGAAGACGTGATACAATTAAATACGTTTGAGCAATTTGATTCGGCACCTGATGCTTTATTTGCGTTAATTAACATGATGAATGTACTTGAACCAATATTAATTTCAGATTTTGATCCTCTTCGAATAGCAATACAAAATAGCGAAAATGATCTTCAATTGCGCAGAAATGATAATGTGGTTGTACTCGTTGGAACACAATCTTATGACACGACTGACAAAAAATACGAAGAGTGTTCTATATGCACTGATAAGTACGAAAAGACAGAAGAAGTTTCTGTTTTAGATTGTGGTCATGTTTATCATCCAAAGTGTATAAATGAATGGGCTAAGTATAAGCCAACATGCCCTGTATGCAAAGCTGAGATTTCTATTTATGTAAATGAATCAGGAGCTGAAGATATTGATTAATTATAGTATCTTTGTTAGATTTTTTTAAAAACATGATAATAATTAAAATGCTGTCAAAGTTAAAAGAAAATTGGTCCAAGTATGGTTTTGAAATAATTCTTGTATTTTGTATCACATTTATTCTTCTTTTTGGTCTATATCAGAAGATTACTGGGGAAAAAGGTACTTGGACAAAGAAAGATTATTTATCATCTTTGCTAACAACACCTACAATAAGTAATAAAACATCTCGATCTCCTCCTAAAGATAGCATGGGTGAAATAGAATGCAGACGTGTTCTACAGCTTATATTTAATAGACGCTTTGATAAAGCACGACCTGATTTTTTACGCAATCCTGTTACAGGTGGAGATTTTAATTTAGAACTTGATTGTTATGATCCTGAACTTGGAATAGCAGTTGAATATAATGGCGTCCAACACTACAAGTTCATACCTTTTTTTCATAAAAACAAAGAAGCATTCCTAAATCAAAAATACAGAGATGATATGAAGCGTCGAATATGCAAAGAAAATGGTATTCTTTTAATAGAAGTACCTTATACAGTAAAAACAGAAGATATAAAAAGTTTCATACAAAAGTCTCTTATAATTAATGGAATTATATCATAGAAACTGTTGTTCTCAATAAATAATATTGAGAACATATAAAATGACATTTAATCTGAATAATGTTGAAAAGGAGTCTCTTAGATGGAACAAAGCTGAAGAGGAGATGGTTGCTAATTGGTGTGATCAATCTAAATGTTTTAATTGGATGAACACAGAAGCTTTTTCACGTTATAGTATTCGTGCAATAGTCATGTCTATAACAACAAATACTATCATTTCGTTGAGCGGAGTTGCAAATTTAATTGTGGGCGGAGGACTGATATCAATTGAACAAAGTAAAATATCGTTAATTTTTGGATGTATATCAATAAGTGTTGGAATTGTTAATATGATTCAAGATAAATTAAATTGGAATGTATTAGCGAATAATTTTAAACAATCTGCAGGAAAATGGGATATTATTACACGAAAAATAGAGGAGATTTTAGCTATGCCGAGATCATGTCGAGGAGATTGTACTGCTTTTTTAAAATATATAAAACAGGACATTAACGAAGCGTCAGATACTAATTCTATAATACCAAAAGATATTCGTGAGATGTGTAATGAAAAATTTGGACATATCAAAGATTTTGATGTTCCGGATATTTGTGGTCAAGTAGAACATACAATATTTTATAGAAATATGTCTAATCAAGATTCCTCGACACCATTAATTAACTGACTTTTTAATAGACAATAATGTTAAAACAATTCTTTAAATGTAATATTTTTTTTCGCATATTTAAGTAAATATGTCAAAACCCCTAGAAAATTTCACAGTTAAAGAACTTTTGGATATAGCCAGACAGAAAAACTTAAAGGGGTACTCTAAACTGCGCAAAGCAGAACTAATCTCGTTAATTAATGGAAGTACGGGGGTACCTCAAGTAATACCTCAAGTAATACCTCAAGTAATACCATCTGGTATTGTCTCAAAACCTCTAGATAATTTTACAGTTAAAGAGCTTTTAGATATAGCCAGACAGAAAAACTTAACTGGATACTCTAAACTACGCAAGTCAGAACTAATCTCGTTAATTAACGCGAATGCGGGAATACCTCAAGTTAAACCTAGTGGTGTTATTGACAAGTGTATGAATAAAATATGTATTCCAGAAAAAATTTGTAATCCCGATAGTGGAATATGTGTAGAAAAAACTGGAACTATTGGTAGGAAGATTATTAATTCCTTATTAAATCAAAAAATAAATAAACCAGATTGGGAAATTTATAGTATTGACGGATGTAATTCTTGTAAAAAGGCTATAGAACTTCTAGATAGACTTGGATTGAAATACACTCAAATAAAAGTTCATGATGAAGATAAGAAAGAGTTTTTTAAAGAAAAGGCTAGTTTAACAGGTGGATACAAATATTTTCCTGTTATTTTCAATATGGATGTTTTTATTGGTGGATACACAGACTTAGAAAAAATGCTAACTAAACCAATTTCTTCTGGAACTTCAAGCTTTCATATGTTAAAGCCTCCAATAGTTGAAAAAAGTAATTTTAAAGGAAATCCATGGGAAGATTTAGTTTCGATGGTTTATTTATTGCACAGACACCCAAAAGATTGCGTAGCTATTCCAAAAGATCTATTGACTGGATCTGGAAAAATAACAAAAAAAGGTTTTAGTGTTAAGAGTTTTAATGACACTTCCTTGTATTGGAGTGGAACTGAAAACATGTTTCATATTCCATTAGGTTTATGGGATGCAATAAAAAATTGCTTGAAGAGAAAACCTCGATTTATTGTAATGCCTTTGGGTATTAATGGTCTAAGTTCTATAGGTACTCCTTCTTCTCATGCTAATTTTTTGATATACAATACAGAAACAAAAGTTCTGGAGAGATTTGAGCCGCACGGAAAACCAATGACTGATTTCTTAAATATACCAGACTTTGAGAAAAAACTAGCCGATCTTTTTAACAATAATGTACATAAAGATATGATTAAAGAAGTTTATGCTCCACTATCTTTCTGCCCAGCTGTTAATGTTCAGAAAATTCAAGTTAATGAACGCGATAAAAAATTCGGAGAAGCTGGAGGTTTTTGCGTAGCATGGTCTGCTTGGTATGCAGATATTCGTATGTCTAACCCAAAAAAGTCTCGTTCTGAAGTTGTTGCTATTGGTATAGAAAAACTGAAAAAAAATCCTTATTCTTTTACTCAATTTATTCGTTCTTACTCATCTTTCTTGACAAATGTAGGAGAACAATTGAAAAATAGTAATAATCCAGCAGCTGTGTTTACTGCATATGTTAGAAAAAGCTCTTAATACGTTTTGAATCTATTATTTTACTAAAATAATAAATCATATGTTCATTTATTATTGAAATGATTAAAATAATAGAATATGTTTCTAAATAATAAAGAATGGGCGATTTTTTAGAAACACTTACATTGTCGCAACTAAGAGAAATAGCCAAAGAAGAAAATTTCAGAGGGTATTATAGTATGCCAAAATTAGATATAGTAGATTTGCTGGTAAATAATTTATCAAATACTAAACTTTCAAATTATAAACTAAAGTATCAGAAATTAGCATCGTCAGCCAAATCTGCTGATAAAGGATTTTATATGATAAAACCAAAGAAAATGGTAGATAAAACAAGTTTAGATCATTCAGTAGTATGGAATTGACTTCTATATTATATTTAATGCACAAGTATCCACAACATTGTATCGCCTTTTCTACTGGATTATTGACTCCTTCTGGAAAATTAACATCTAGAGCTTTAAGTCTTCGTCCAGAAGAATTTAATAAGGTGAGTTTGTCATGGTCGGATTTTTACAAAGATTTTATCATACCGGAAGGTCTATGGAAATCAATAAAAAATTGTCTAAAAAGAGGTTCTGAATTTATTATTATACCGTTTGGTTTTTACTGTGCAGATGGAGATCATGCTAATTTTTTAATTTACAATTCATTAACAAAAGAGTTAGAGCGGTTTGAGCCTTATGGATATATTTATTCACCAAATTGTAAAAGCGCACCAATGATTGACGAAAAACTTGCAAAACTATTTAACAAAAATGTCAATAAAGATATGGTTAAAGCAGTTTATGATCCTCTTTCTTTCTGTCCAATGGACAGTTTTCAGATAATTCAAGAAAATGATGAAGAATTTAAACAACAAACATGGCAAAATGGACCTTGGGGATATTGTTCTGCATGGTCATTCTGGTACGCAGATATGCGATTAGCAAATCCGTTAAAATCACGTTCTGAAGTTGTCTTACTATCTCTGCGAGCAATAAAAGATAGCAATCTAACTTTTACTACTTTTATTCGTTCTTATGCAGACTTTTTGCAAAAAGTCTATGAAAAGATAAATCATCATAGATATGAATATCCAGAAAAAATTATTAAAAAGATACTTAAAAAGAATGAACAGTCTATGTAAATATGGGTAAAAAGAGTAAGACTAAGAAAATCGAAGACTCTAATACTAATACACAGAAAAGTACACCAGTTGGTAATGATCTTTTTGATAATCCAATGGTTAGGTCTGCAATGGCCGCATTATCAGATGAAGATAAACAAAGATATAAAACAATCGGAGATCATCTATATGGCCGTATAAACTTTGATACTGGACAAAGTTTGGAGCCTCCAATTGCGGAAGCAGTTGCTTATATTGAAACATCTCTTCAGTCTGGAATGCACCCATCAATGCTTGAAGAAAATGATCATGCATTGCTAAAAGAACAATACGGTGATGAATGGTACAAACAATGGGG